TGCCCCCCAAGAAAATGAAGAGCTGTCCTTTTTTAATATCACGATTTGAGGCATATTTGCCTGCTGCTGTTGGTGTTGCTGGTGCGCCCATTAATTTAAAATTTTAAAGTTACTATATATATAATAAGGTTTAGCTGTTTTAGGTAGCAAATAAATTTGCATAGGTGTTTTATTTTTCGTAACTTTGCAATGGCCTATTTTCATAGATAGGTTGTGAAGTTTATTTTACGGCGGTGGTATTTTTATAAATATCGCCGCTTTTATTTTGTCTTTTTGCGCTCAATTGTTAAATTATAGTTAAATTCTCATTTTCTTTAAAATTCTTGATTAAATAATTTGCATAATCAAGTTTAAAGTATTATCTTTGCAATGTAAAATAAAACAAACAACAAATAACAAATAAAACTTCACAACTATGGCAACAACAGAATTAAAAAACATCGCAAAAGAAAATCAACTCGAAGTAATTTTCCACGAAAACAAGTACGACCATGTTATCTCAGGTTTTAAAAATTACGACCAAGCAGTGGAATTTGCAGAGAAGTATGAAGGCGCGATGTGCGTGATAGATATGCCGTCTAATAATGAATTTTTTACCGAGTTCTATCTTATAGACGAAAAAACAGATTTTCATTTTTTTTCTGCCTTTATGAATGAGGAAATAGAAGAGGTAAAAGAGTATTTCTCACAAGGTGAATATATTAATTTTGATAACTCATCTGTTGAAGATTTTCAAGAAGTAGATATCGAGCAAACAAGTGAGTGGATGCAAGAAGAAGGAAAAAGCGAGAAAGAAATAGAAGAGTTTTTAAATGAAATGAACGATATTAAAAAGCAAATTGAAGAACTTGCAGATAATGAGATTATCGTAAAAAATACAAGACAAGGTAATTTTATCAAAATTATTGCAGGATTCGAAAAAGATTATTTCAATGAAAAGACAAACACGCTTACAAGATTAGCGGTAATGTTATAAAAACTAACGAGGGGCGAAAGCCCCTCTTACTAAAAAAAAATAAAGAAACGATATGAAAAGCAACGGACACGGAGGAAGGAGAGAAGGATCTGGACGAAAGTTCGCTCCCAAAGAAGAAAAGAAACATTCGCTACAAGTCTATTTGACTAAAGAAGAACTTGAAATTATCGACAAATTAGCAGAAGAAAAACAAGTTAGGAGGAGTGCTTTAGCTCGTGAAATCCTTATAAATGCACTTCGATTTGTTAAATTATAGTTAAAAACAAAAATAATAGAAAGATTTTGATTAAAAGATTTGCACAATCAAGATAAATATACTATCTTTGTAGTGTAATAATAAAACAAACATTAATAAATAAAACTTCACAACTATGACAACAAAAAACTTTAACATTTTCAAAACTGAAAATTGGCACACTTTAAAATTTGATGCACGCAAAGCAATGTTCAAAGGCATCACAAAAGAAGAGTTCAATGAAGCAAGCGAAAAAGCGTCAAGACGTTTCTCTCTAAAATTCGAGTTACACAGAAACGCAAACCAAGAACAAAAGAGAAGAGAGTTAATCGAGTTCTTCAAAAACGTTCCTTACACAAGTGAAGGCGAAGGCAATGAAGATTATCTTTACACACAAAGACCAACAGAAAAAGGCTACATTGCAATTTGTCAAGGTGAAAGAGGTAACAACGTTTACACAGAAGATAAACTACTTGTAAAATATTTAACTGCAAAATACAACAAGCATTTTAATAACTAATCAAAAACAAAAGGGGGCTTTAATAACCCCCTTTCAACATAAAACCCACAAAGCAAATGGAAAGATATTTATTGCAAAAATCTAAGGAGGCGGCAAATTGGTATGTCGCAACGGACACCCTTGCGGGGATTGTCGTTAAATTCGAAAAAGGCAAATTTAATGAAACCCAAAAAGCAACGATGTTAGAGGATTTAAACTTCCACAAAGACACGCCTACAAGGCTAGCAACTGCAATGAAAGATTTAACCGACTGGCTAATAAATAATCATTCAGACGTTTTACAAGATTAAAAAATATTTATAATAACGCAAAGAGGGGCTTTTGCCCCTCTTATCCGTTCAACGCTAAAGATGAGATTTCAAAAGTTAGCGTTTGGACGTATTTCGTGACGCCCGAATCGCCCCATCCTGTTATCGTCTCCTCGCCATCGACAAAGACAACGCTAGGACAAAAATCGGCATCTCGCAAAATGCCCCTTACACGTTCTAAAATTTCCAACCCTTTTGTATATTCGGTAGAAATAACATTAAGCAAAATGCTTGCTATTTCTTCATGTGCAAGCATGTTATTTCGATTTTCTTTATATTCTTGACGAGCCAAAACTATAAAGTCCCCGCTAGTGTCGAGGGGTGCGGCAATTGGAAAAATATTGCCTTTAACGAGTTTTTTTAATTTATCATCTTTCGATAATAATTCGTACACCGTTGTAGTTGCTGAAAGTGCGCTATACATAAGCTAAAATTTTAATTGTATTTTGCATATAATTCCGCTGAGGCTTTCTTTATCCCCTCCGCAACTAGCCTCAACGCTGCGGGCGTGTCCTCGTTTTTCGTGCGAGTCCAAAAGCGTTTTAACGAAGGCATCGCCCCCGTTTTTTTGCCCTTCGACGTTACACGAGGCTTCGAGCCTTCGTCGGCCGTTCGCACTTTAATGCCTTCACGCTTTGGGTCTTTCGCCTTTTTGGGCACGACAAAACCAACCAAAACGCCACTTTTCCGCTTTTTGAGTTTCACAGAAAACGCCTTTAGCATGTTGCCGCTAACGCCTTGAGGCCTTTTCATTGCCGCCCTTAAGCGCCTTTTTCCTCCCTCTTTTAGGAGCTTTCCGCCTGCCTTTAGCCCGCTTTCGATAGCCCTTTCTTTTCCTATTTTAGGGAGCCCCGAGAGAAACTGCTGAACGTGCTCAAAGCCTTGAACCCCCACTAAGCTAGAGAGTTTTTCCTCTTTCTTTTTGCTCATAGATTTTGTTTTTTGCCCGTAATAACGAAGGTTTGGTCCTGCGGTTTTTCGTCGATATTTACGATTTGGTAAAATTCATTTTGATACAAAAAAGTTAATTCCGAAGTTATTGCTTTGCTCTTTCGAACTTGCAAGTTAACTGTACTTCTTTGAAATTCTTCAAATGAATTCACCCCCATATCGCCGATAAATGCTTTTAGCCTGTGGCATCTTGTTCGAAGGACGCAAAGCCTTGCGGGTGTCGATTTTTCAAACCCGTTTGCCTTCTTTTGGGTTTTATAGAATTGCACCCATTCACGCAAAAGTCCTGCTCTCATACTATCGATATTTAATGTAGGGTTGTAGCAAAAAGCCCACAGAATAGGGGACAACGTGCGGAGCTGTGTAGCTCACTGGCTCACGATTTGAGTACAACCCTGCGGCAATTAATAACACTGAGACGAGCAAAGGAGAGGGCAAAACCCCTTCTACTTCCAACCCCTGCAAAGGCTGTTGTATGTAATTCTCGACGCTTTGCTCGGCTGCCATTAGCAACGCTTCCAAGTAGCTGTCATCGTCTGAAAAGTCGATATTAAGCTGCTTTTTGATTTGCGCTAGCGTTGCATATCTTGGCAAATTTATTCTACTTTTCCCGTTCTCGAAAAAAGTAGAGGGACGTCCGAATACTCGAACCGCCCCTCCAACCTTAAAAATAAACACTAAAGTACTATGATTAAAGAAGATAATTACTAATTATTCTTTAGGCTTGCTTAAGCAAACCAAACGCCTCTTTTCTGAGTGCCAACATGTCACAATCGACATTAAGAACGCACTCAATTACGTTTTTGCGGAGCACGGCTGCCGAGCTTGTATCGACGCCCAAAACCATGTCACCGAAGAAACCTAAAAGGTTATAGCTAAAAATTCCGTAACCTATTTCGGTGTCTTTAAGGTCGTTTGTGACATATACGGGGGTGCCGTCTATTCGGTTGTTCTCGTCGATGCAGAAACGTCCTGAGCCCTTATCGATAGGGGTGTCTTTAAGCTTGTAGTACATCGCTGTCGACATAACGAAAGCCGCTGTTCCGTCTAATTGAACGCCTGTCGCCTCGACACCTGCTTTAAGGTTGAGCAAGTCGGATCTTGTAACGCCCTTAGCTGCGGTATAGGTGAGGTTTGTTCCAGGCTGAACGAAAACGCCCGTCGGAGTTTTGCCTGCTGTGCCTAACTGGGTTGTGCTGAACATGGTTTTATTAAGCGTTCTTTGAGTTGCGAGGTTCATCTGCTTAAGCACAATTTCAGCAATTTTGCCCGCACTTTGGTTAATTGCTCTGCGTGAAATTGAGAAAGCAATGCTCAAACGCTTAGGATTTGGCGAAATGTGGCTAATATTTAGCTTCGAATCGCCTACCTCTGCGTTCTCATCCTCCCAAGATGCCTCTGCGCTGCCAATCACTGGGAAGTTCCACATACCTTCGATGCCGTGTTGAATATTGGTGCCTACCTTGCCGAAAATCAAACCCTTTTCTAGTGGCTCGATTAGGTCTTTAATCGTTACAGGTTGCACCGAAGCAACTGAGGCAGTGTCTTGCAAGTTCGCACGGGTTTCTAAACTTGCGGGAATTCGCAAGCCTTCTGCCGCTCTCAGCTCTGCAAATTCTTCGGGAATGCCGTTGCCCCCTAAAAATGAGCGCAAAGCCTCACCGAAGGCGTCTGCGGTTACACCGTTAGCGGGTTCGCTAGCGTTTGCGTTTTGCAACATTACGGTATTACGAAGTTGCAAAAGTTGCAACTCACTTTCAAGTCCTGAACGCTCTTCTTTTTCTGCGTCGGTCAAAGCTCTTTTTTCGGTTTCGAGAGCGTTTGCAAGTTCTTCGAATCTTGCACGGATTTCTGCAATGCGCTGAGCATTCTCTCTAAATTGCTTGCGCTCGTTTTGGCTTAAGTTGGTAAACATTTTTAATCTAATATTAAAATAAAAAATAACAAACTATGAAATTATAAGTTAGAGCGCAATTGCGCAATTTCTTCTCTTATTTGCTCGGCTTTTCTTAGCTCCTCTTCACTTGGTTGCTGAGGCTCTTTCGTGAAAACGCCAGGTTGTGAACGTTGCATAATTTCGCCTAGTTCTTTAGCGGCTTCGTCATTAGAACGAGCGCCCACAGAAGTGCCTAAATAAGCGGGATTTGCGACCATTGAAACGTCGTACAATCCTGTAAAACGCCTAATTGTGCGTACAATAGTGTCGCCTTCTTGTGAATATTTTACGCTATTTTCGTCGGTTTCGTCTGTTGCGAAGGCAAAAGAACTACCGAAAATATCGCCTCTTTCTATCATCTCGAGGGCGTATTTGCCGTCGGCTGTGTTTGGAGCAACAAAGCGGTATTTTAAACCCTTTGCATCTATCTCCAAAGTTAAAGAGCCTTTGCCAAATCGCGAGCGAGCGAGCATTCTCTTGCGGTCGTGCTCCAATAGGGCCACGACGTCCGAACTCCTTAAAAGTTCTTCATTAACTGCCTCGGGGGCGATGACCTCGACAACGTCACCCGTTGCACCACGCCACAAGACTTCTGAACGTTGATTAAAGACTATCGCGTAACCTTCAATCGTGCGAGAGTCGCCCTCCGTTCGCACAGAAGGAGACTCTGCAAAATTTCTAAACTGTATATTATTATCAACCATTAAAAGAACATCTATTTATAATTATTCGTCTTCGCCTGTTTTAGGTAGCACGTTTTTTGCCCCCGTTGGCTCTCCCTTTATCTTTGCGCTATCGAGCGGCGCAACGTTGCAAGATACCAAAGGAGTATCACCGCCCTCGACGGGTTCTTTTCCTTCTTTTCGCCTCCATTCGTTCACTGTATAAAGGCCTGTTTGTATCGTCTTTTCGATATATTCGGACTTCGTTTTTAGGTCTGTTTGGTAATAATCGTCGAGGCTGAACTGTATTTTTTGCAAGTTCTGCAATCTCTCGGGGATAAGCTTAACGGTGAACTCTAGCTCTATTCTTTTGAGCATTGGCGCAAGCGTATCGGTTAAAAAGGCTGTTTGAGAATTCTCCGAAGCCTTATAATTTGAAGTTTCGCTCATAAATACTTTATCGGGGTGCACTCCAAAGAAACGGCAAATCTCTAAAATATTTAAGTTTTTCGACTCCAATATTTTTAAGTCTGCGGGCGATAGCTGCATTTGCGTGTATTTCATCGTTCCAGGTAAAAACATGATCCTTTTACCGCTAAACATTTCTTTTTCCATTCTCTTCGAAACGTCCTCGAGTTGGTCATCTTGAGGAGCTCCAAAGCCTTTCGTTAGGGTGTCGTCGCCTGAGATTAAGCCTCTCGGGGTGCTGCCTTTTGCGAAGGTATCGGCTTGCTGCCTGTCGGTGCTTTGGCCTATCTTCAAAATTTGAGAAGCAAAATAAATAGTCGAAACCCCTGTATAACCACCGTCCAAACTAACGTTTTTAATATGGATAATCTCGTCGCTTCCGTAAGTTCCAACAACCCCGTTTAACGTGTCGGTGACGTTATATTTATCGTTTAACTTATCATAACTCACCGAACCAGGTGAAAGCAAAATTAATTCTTTCAGCCCCGCATCTTCGTAAACTGGTAAAACATAGCCGTTGCCGTGCAAAAGCGTTATACTAACGAGGTTCTTCATAAAGTCAAAAGCGTTCAAACGCTTATTTGGTCTAAGCGTTAGAAGGTTATAGAGCTTACTAAAATTATCAACTTTAAAGAAGCCCTTTAGTTTATTGCCTTGCCACTTGCGAGGGGTCAACGCCAAAGACGCAACTGTCCCCGAAACTATGTCAACGCATCTAAACACGGCGGCAATTTTCATTCCGAAGTCACCCACGTTTTCATCGCCTCCCCAGGTGTCGCCAACTGTTACAACATTGCTACTTCTGCGTTGAGGCTTTGAGCTGCTCGAACTTCTAAAAAAGTTCTTTATATTATCAATTAAATTCATAACGTTATATTTTTAACTTACTTTTCTTTCGTAATCGTTGAACTCCTTTAAGCTCATTAGCATTGTGATAACTCCGTCTATCTTTAAGTATCTACTTCGCTTTATGGGTTTTTTGTTCTCGAGTTTATCCTCGTCTAAAACGGCATTGTCAAAGCAAAAATAATTTATAGGATTG